GCAACTCCTGCTGAGTGGGATAGATTACGAAAGGAAATACCTGCTATTGAAAAAGTACCTAAGATAGACAAGGCTATGAAAGCTTATGTGGACATGGCTGATGAAGAACTTGAGGATGTAGTTAATAAGCCTAAGCATTATAATACAGGCAACATTGAGTGTATTGAAGCTATAGAAGAGTCCATGTCCTCAGTAGCATTCAAAGGATACCTCAAGGGTAACTGTATGAAGTACCTGTGGCGTTATGATTACAAAGGAAGACAGGTAGAGGACTTAAACAAAGCCAAGTGGTACTTAAACAAGCTAACAATTATAGTTTCTAAGGAGAACAGTTAATGGATCAATATCAGCAGTTTATACACAAGTCTCGTTATGCACGTTGGCTTCCAGAACATAACCGTAGAGAGACATGGGAAGAAACAGTGTACCGCTACATACAGTTTTGGAGAGACCGTGAGCAAATTACAGTCAAGGAAGGACAGAAGCTATATGACGCTATTCACAGCCAAGCGGTCATGCCTAGTATGCGTTGTATGATGACAGCAGGGGTAGCTTTAGAGAAGGACAATGTAGCAGGGTTTAACTGTAGCTACTTACACATAGACTCACCTCGTAGCTTTGATGAGTTAATGTATGTTCTTATGTGTGGTACAGGTGTAGGCTTTAGTGTTGAACGTAACTTTATTAATAAACTACCTGAGATTGCTGAAAGCTTTCACAAGACCGACAGTCTCATTGTAGTGTCCGACAGCAAGATAGGATGGGCTTCCGCATTCCGTGAGTTAATTGCTATGCTGTACGCAGGGAAAATACCTCAGTGGGATGTAAGCAGAGTTAGAGGGTCAGGGGAAAGACTTAAGACCTTTGGTGGTAGAGCAAGTGGCCCTGAGCCTTTGGTAGATTTGTTTAACTTCTGTATTGAAGTCTTTCAGAAAGCTAAAGGCCGTAAGCTGACATCCATTGAGTGCCACGATATTGTATGTAAGATTGCAGACATTGTAGTTGTAGGTGGTGTTAGACGTTCAGCATTAATTAGTTTATCTAACCTATCTGATCAACGGATGGCTAAAGCTAAATCAGGGGATTGGTGGAGGAATGAAGGACAACGCGCTTTAGCTAACAACAGTGTAGCATACACAGAGAAACCTGACTTTCAATCGTTCCTGTCAGAAATGCAGACGATGTACGAGTCTAAGGCAGGTGAGCGTGGTATCTTTAGTAGGGTGGCGGCACAGAAGATAGCCGCTAGGAATGGCCGTAGAGACCCTGAGCAGGACTTTGGTACTAACCCTTGCTCTGAGATTATACTACGCAGTAATCAGTTCTGTAACTTGTCTGAGGTTGTTGTACGTTCAGACGATACCCTAAAGACTCTGAAAGCTAAAGTAGAAACAGCGGCTATTATTGGTACGCTACAGGCAACCTTGACTGACTTCAGATACCTACGCAATGTTTGGAAACGTAATACAGAGGAAGAAGCGTTGTTAGGTCTTAGTATGACAGGGATTATGGATCATCCTGTTATAGGTAAAACGTCAGACAAAACCGCAGAGTGGTTGGAGGAGTTAAAGAATGTGGCTGTTAAGACAAATAAGAAATGGGCTGAGAAACTTGGGATTAATCAGTCTGTCGCTATTACTTGTGTTAAGCCAAGTGGTACTGTATCTCAGCTTGTTGATAGTGCCTCTGGTATTCATCCTCGTTTCTCTAAGCACTATATTAGAAGAGTACGTTCGGACAAGAAAGACCCACTTGCGGTCTTTATGGAACAAGCAGGATTCCCAGTAGAACAAGATGTTATGTCACCTAGTTCCTCTGTGTTTAGCTTCCCTGTTAAAGCGCCTAAGTCCAGTACAACAGTGTCTGAAGTAGGTGCAATGGAACAGTTAAAACTTTGGAAGACATATCAGAACTACTGGTGTGAGCATAAGCCAAGTATCACTGTTTATTATACAGACGATGAGTTCTTGGAAGTTGCTCAGTGGATATGGGAAAACTTTGACTTGTGCAGTGGGATTAGTTTGTTGCCAGTTAGTGATCATGTGTATCAGCAAGCCCCTTATGAAGACATCAGTAAGGAAAAGTATCAGGAGTTAATACAGCAGATGCCTATGAATGTAGATTGGAACGACCTTGAGCAGTTTGAGAAGGAAGACAACACTACAGGTTCTCAAGAGTTAGCGTGTACTGGAGGAGCGTGTGAGATAGTGTAGAGTTATAACCTGTTATAAAACTAAAGCCCTCTAGGTTTCCCTAGAGGGCTTTTTTTTTATCTAAAGTAGTTACGTATTTCAGCTTGCTCTTCTTCAGACAGAGCATCCATTGTGTCGCTGACAATAAAGCTTGCAAACTTTTCCATAGCTTCAGGAGATTTAAACGTCATTTTTTCAAAAGCAAGTAACTTGTTCACAGCTTTAGGATTAGAGGAAACTTTAGCTAAGAAGACGGGAGCGGTCAAAACTGCACTTGCTCCAAAACCTGCCCCTATTGGCCCTCCAACGGCTGATCCTGCACCTGCGCCTAACATAAGAGGTAAGGATTGAATAGCCGAATATTCTTTATTTCTTAAAAACAAAGTACCTAAATTACCTTCAGGTCTTTTACTAGCTTCAGCAAATAAATTAAAAATTTGTTTAGTTCTTAAGTAATCCTCTCCCATAATAACTTGTAATCTTTTATTTTCCGCAGGCTTGTTAAAACGTGTCGCTAGTTTGTTATATAAAGAAATATCAAAATCAGGAGAAGATGAAAGAGGAATCAAGTTTTCAAGAAAAGAGTGTTTAATGACTTGCTTTGCTTCCTTAGCTGTGCCGTAAGCTATTTCGGATGGCAAGCCTTCCCTTTTACCAATTTGTTTATAAGCTTCATCTATGCTGTTTATAAAGGTTTTAACTTTATCACTATTAGTTTGTGTAGTCAACATTTTACCTAAAGCTTCAAAGTTTTTTTTCTCCGAATTTAATATTGTGTTTTTATTTAGTACAGGAAGCAAGCCGCTCATCCCTTCTTTATAGGAGTTCTTCAGTAACTCATATTCTTTTGCTACTTTAGGATCAGCTTGTTTTAAAGTATTAATAAAAGACTGCTTTAAAATATTTTGCAATTCCCCAAGTTCTCTATCAGCTACAGCGTTATAGTTTGAAGATTTTATGTCTCCAAATTTACGCATTTGTTGTGACAACATTTTATCAACCTTAAGTAAAGACTGAGCCGTCATGTTTCCGTACTCTAAAATCCCTGATAGTTGTTCTTTAATAAATTTTTCAGTTGTAGGATCAAGCAGTACCGTTTGTTTGCTTAATGTCTTCTCAGTAAAGCTAAGATCAGAGGGTCTTCCTTTTGTTTTAACTACATCTGTAATTTTTTCAGAATTATTTTTTAAGTATTTTTTTAATTCCTTTTTAATGCCTGTTGTGTTCACAGTCTTGTTTACTACTCTTTGACTAATAGAATCTAAACCTTCACCGTAAGAATCGCTAAGTGCCAAGCGACCTGCGGATATAATGTCAAACATTGCTTCCCCTAGATCAGAAGGAGCCGCACCAGTTCTTAAGTCAACGCTGTTGACTATATCGTTCAATGCTGACTGTGCCGCTTGATTTACTTTATTCGCATTACCTGTGGCTTCCTTACCCGATAAAAGACCCGCACCTCCTATCTTTTCAGCAAAGACAGCAAGACTAGAAGCTTGTCCTGTTTGATACCTCGTTAAACTGGCTCCACCTTCTTCTAAAATCTTTTGAGTTGCTTTTAAAGACTCAGTTGATCCTGTCTGCGCCCCTTCCTTCATTATTTCTTGCGCTACTTCCTTTGGTGTGTAACCCAAGGCGGCTTTGGCCGACAGGTACGCAGGTTTTAAAACTTTACCTAAACCTAGAGTTGCTACATCAAACCCTGCGGATATTAAAGACTGCTTAACAGCTTCTTGAAAGTCTAAGTCTTTACCTTCTAAAACATCAGATGTTAAAGAACCTACTCCTGTCCCTGCTGAACCGCCTATGATTCCCCCTACTATCATTCCTGGGGGGCCAAAAGGAATACCTGCGGCCGCTCCACCAAGACTGCCTCCAAGACCCATGGGTATTTCCATGTTTTCCTTAAGAAAATTACTTGCGTCTTGATACCAAGGCAAGTCTTCTTCTTCTGTGGGGGATGATTTTGGCAAAAAGTCTTCAAGAGTAGCCAAGCCGTTAGTAATAGCTTTGTCCTGTATTACTTCTTTACTAGTACCTACAGGTACATCATAAATAACCTCACCGTTAGGGAGTTCAACATCAAAAACTTTGCTCATTGCATATCATCCCATATTACTCTTGTTTTTTTAGTACCATCAGTTTTAGGAAACATTTGTTTAACAATCGCTCTATATTCTTCAAAAGTATCTGCTTTTTCATATAAACGTGCTTTAAGCAGAGAATCATCAAGCTGTTTTTTAAGTTGTTTTAATATTCCTTTGTTTGCTATATTTCCTTTTGAAAGAGTTGCGTATATTTTTTCAATTCGTTTGCTTTCAGAATCCGAAATAATACCGCCAAACAAAGGTTTTAATGATTTATACATTTCATTCCCAAGTATAATTTCTAACTGGGCTTTATCTGCACTTTTAACACCAAAAAAGTTTTGTAGGCCAGTAGCTGCTATGTTTATTGGCCCTCCTGTTTCTACAGAGTCTAATAAAGAAGTGGCTTTTTCTAAATTATCTTTAGATGTAGATAAAGTAGGTATAGAATCTACCGCCTCAACCCTAAGTTCCGCATAAGTCTTTTCTTCTACTTCACCTGCTTTTAGACCAACTTTTTTAGCTGTGTCTTCTTCAGCAGTTAAAGCAAACTCACCTCCTGTTATTGTTGTGTTACCTACAGGTTTATCAGGCGCGTTTCCTATTGGAGAATATTTATTTTCAAGGTTTCCTGTTTCTTTATTTAGTACAGGAGTCATTGTAAATTTATTTCCTTTTTCGTCTTTAACGGTAAATGTAGTTCCTTTAAGAAAACTACCACTTTTAGCTTCCTTAATAAAGTTTTTCATGTTTTCAGGAGTAATTAAACCTTGTAAGGCTAATGCACCATAACCTTTATTAGGGTAAGTTTTATCTAAATATTCTGCAAACTTTTTACGGTCTTTGTTCTTCGCATCTATCCCTGATTGTTTTTCATCCCTTTGTCTCTGCTGTTGAGCAAAGGCCGACACTAACTTAGGTGTTTGAGCAGGATTAATTGAATTGACAAGCTGAAGTATCTTAGGTTGGTCGTTTGGGTCGTTTATGTCCAAGTTTGCCATCATAGCCTGTGCTTTTTCAGCAGTAGACCT